CATTATGGGCAAAAGTCCAAGAACCTGATACTAAATTTGACCCTGATGGAACGTACAGTATTAGCGTATTAGTTCCTGAAACAGAAGCACAAGAAATGTGTGAATATCTTGATGACATTGTTGATAAAGCATATGCTGAAGAGATTAAAAACAGCCCGAAGAAGAAGGCTGCTTTGTCCACACGCAAGGGATACGACTATAACTATGACCAAGAGGGCAATCAAACAGACCTAATCGAATTTAAGATTAAGCTGAAAGCCAAAGTCAATCGACATGATGGTACATCGTTTAGTCAAAAGCCTATCGTAGTAGACGCTAAACGTCAGCCTTTAAACCCTGACATTGCTGTAGGTAATGGCTCAGATGTTAAAGTAGCCTTTGAACCCCGCCCTTATGTGATGAATAGCACTAAGCAAGTAGGTGTTTCACTAAGAATGAAAGGCGTGCAGGTCATCAATCTGGTAGAGTACGGCAACAGTGTATCCACCATGTTTGATGAAGAAGATGGCTACGTTGTAGAGTCTGCACCTATAGCTAGTACACCTTTCGATGACGGTATTGCTGCTGATGAATCTGAAGGGGACTTTTGAGCATAGGGTTATCTCTGACCTAGAAAAGAGAGAGGTATCGTTTGAGTATGAGCCGCATGTAATACCATACTCAGTCGAGAGAAAGTACATACCAGACATCTTCGTAAATGGCATCTACGTCGAAGCTAAAGGGTACTTTCGCCAAGATGCCCAGCGGAAAATGAAGGCAGTCAAAGCACAACACAGTGACCTTGACATACGCTTTCTTTTCCAACGGGCAAACTCTCCAATCCAAGGCGCGAAGAAGCGTAAGGATGGGTCAAAGATGACTTGTAGCGAATGGGCTGACCGTAACGGTTTCTTATGGGCAGAAGGTGAACAAATCCCTGAGGAGTGGATTAATGAACTTAGAACTTAATGTAGATGATTTACTACAGACTGTATTTGAGAACACTAAGGATGAAGAGCTGGCAGATTTACTGGCTTTCTTAGAGTCTTGGGTAAAGAACGTAGAAGATGAACTTGAGTATCTTCAAGAAGACGCAGGCTGCTAATGGAACAAGAGAGTGCATACATCCGTAAAGGTGCATGTCCTCACTGTGGCAGTAGTGATGCTAATGCAGAGTATTCTGATGGTCATCACTACTGCTTTTCCTGCGAAACAACAACACCAGCGGATACAACGATGGAACAACAACCAGTAAAACAACCAGAGTTCAACCCTGTAAGGGGTGCAACACAGGCATTGCCTAAGCGAAAGCTAACAGAGGCAACCTGTAAGCTCTGGGGGTATGAAGTAGCTGATTATAATGGCGAGAAGGTACAAGTAGCCAACTATAAAGATGACCAGCAAAACCTGATAGCTCAGAAGATTAGGTTTGCAGGTAAAGACTTCAGATTTACAGGGGACGCTAAGAAGGCTGGTCTATATGGCAGGCACTTGTGGCGTGACGCTGGTAAAATGCTGACAGTAGTGGAGGGGGAGCTAGATGCTCTTTCAGTAAGTCAGGCTTTCGACAACAAATGGCCTGTAGTTTCAATCAGGTCAGGTGCAGCAGGTGCTAAGAGGGACATAGTAAATAACATTGATTGGATTGAGAACTTTGAGTCCGTCATATTCATGTTCGATAACGATGACGTAGGGAGGAAAGCAGCAGAAGAATGTGCCTTATTGCTTACACCAGGTAAGGCGAAGATAGCATCACTACCTGAGAAAGATGCTAGTGATATGTTAGTCACTGGTAAGGTCAAGATGTTAGTGGATGCAGTATGGTCGGCTAAGATATTTAGACCTGACGGTATCATTTCAGGAACAGACCTTTGGGAAGTAATAACTGAAGAAGATGACGTAGAGGCGGTTAGCTATCCGTTTAATGGCTTAAACGAGAAAACCCTTGGTATGCGTAGGGGTGAGATTGTAACGGTCACAGCAGGCTCTGGAATAGGTAAATCACATTTAACACGTGAATTTGCACATCACTTAGTGAAGGAAGGGCAGACTGTTGGATACATTGCATTAGAAGAATCGGTTAAGCGTACAGCGCTGGGCTTGATGGCTATTGAGTTAAACAAACCATTGCACCTTGGGCAGCATGAAGTACCTGAAGAAGAGTTAAAGCAAGCCTATGATGCAACTGTAGGCTCAGGCAGAGTATTCTTATATGACCATTGGGGAAGCACAGACAGTGATAACCTATTGGCTAAAATAAGATACTTGGTCAGAGGCTGTGGATGTACCTACATTATATTAGACCATCTAAGTATTGTAGTCTCAGGTATGGGTGAAGGGGATGAACGGAGACTCATTGATAATACAATGACTAAACTTCGTACATTGACGGAGGAAGTACAGTGTGGCATGGTACTCGTATCACACCTTAAACGACCAGCAGGGGACAAAGGACACGAAGAAGGCGCATCAACAAGCCTTTCACAATTGAGGGGTTCAGCAGCCATAGCACAATTAAGTGACATGGTTATTGGACTGGAGAGAAACCAACAAGATACGGCAAGAGCTAACACCACAACTGTCAGGGTTTTAAAGAACCGTTGGACAGGTGAGACAGGTATTTGCTGTGACTTAGAATACAATAAGGAAACCGGCAGAATGATTGAATCAGTGTTTACCGAGGAAGTGTATGAGGAGGATTTCTAGTGGTTCTCTACACCGAAGCACAACTTAAGGAAGCCTACGACATCTTTATAAAGTCTCTTAATGACTTAACAGAAGACGGCTTCGATATGGGCCAAACGCCCGACATAGAAGAGTTCCGTATAATCTTTGAAGAAGAACACGAAGCTCAAGCAAACGAACAATAACTACTGCGGAGACAGGGTAATGAGATACATTTTTGATATAGAAACAGATGGGTTACTAGATGAAGTAACAAAGGTTCACTGCGTAGTCTTGCGTAATGTAGATACTGATGAAGTGCTTACATTTAGAGATGATAAGAGTGCGTGTATTAAAGCATTAGAGGAAGCTGACCAGTTAATAGGTCACAACGTCATAGGTTATGATTTCCCAGCCTTACAAAAGCTATGGGGATGGACATATGAAGGTGACATCCTCGACACCTTAGTATGCAGTAGAACTATCTGGCCTAACCTGGGTGAGTTAGACAGACCGCCAATGCCTTCAAAGCTAAGAGGTTCACACTCTTTGAAAGCTTGGGGTATTCGCTCAGGTGTTCTTAAAGGTGACTTTAATGATGGGTCACCTGATGTCTGGGATGTATTCACGCAAGAAATGCTAGACTATTGTATTCAAGATACAGCAGTCACAGCAGCTTTATTAAAACGTATTGAGAGCAAACAGTTCTCAGCAGATGCGTTAGGCTTAGAGCATGACATGGCTAAGTTGATGTTTCTACAGGAAAAACGTGGTTTTGACTTTGATGTAGACACAGCTCGTGAGTTATATGGCAGACTTACACAACGTAAGACCGACATAGAAAATGAGCTTGTATCTACATTTGAGCCAACCATTGTAGAGATGAAGACCAAGACTAAGGTATTACCCTTCAACCCTGCAAGCCGCCAGCAGATAGCCGACAGGTTAATGAAACGCGGTTGGGTTCCAGAAGCCTTTACAGATAATGGTCAGCCCAAGGTAGATGAAACAATCCTATCAAAGATTGAGATGCCTGAAGCTGCTCTATTAGTAGAGTATCTGACACTTAACAAACGCTTAGGTCAGATAGGTAATGGTAAGCAAGCTTGGTTGAAAGCTGAGAAGAACGGTAAGCTGCATGGCAGGGTAAACCCCATGGGTGCGGTTACATCACGATGTACACACAGCAACCCCAACATGGCTCAAGTTCCATCAGTAGGCGCACCATTTGGTGAAGAATGTCGAGCATTGTTTACAGTGCCTGAAGGTTACTCACTACTTGGTGCAGATGCTTCTGGTTTAGAACTACGCTGTCTTGCTCATTACATGTCACGGCATGACGGGGGCAAGTATGGCCTTGAGATACTTGAAGGTGACATACACACAGCTAACCAAAAAGCAGCGGGTCTTCCTGAAAGGTCACAAGCAAAAACATTCATATATGGTTTCTTATATGGAGCAGGTGATGCCAAGACGGGAAGCATTATTGGTAAGGGTGCTAAAGAAGGTAAGGCTATTAAGAAAAAGTTTCTAGCCAAGACACCAGCTTTAGCCAAGCTAAGAGAAGCTGTTAATACAGCAGTAGAAGACAAGGGGTGGATAAAAGGTTTAGATGGCAGGGTCATACCTGTTCGCTATCCTCACGCTGCACTCAATACATTACTTCAAAGTGCAGGCGCTATTATATGTAAGCGCTGGTACGTAGAGATTGTCAAAGCATTACAGGCAAATAACTACACTGAAGAAGATGTTGCGATAGTGGCTTTTATTCACGATGAAGTACAAATTAAAGTAAGGAAATCATTAGAAGATGAAATCGGAATGCTCGTCGTGCGAGCAATGCAAGAAACTGAGCAATACTACAAGTTTCGATGCAAGCTCGACGCAGAATACAAATACGGAAGGAACTGGGCAGACACACACTAAGGTTTTCAACAACAATAAGAAGTTCGATATTGACCTACAATATGGGCAGATGCACGAACAACGCATCCTTGACATGCTCGAAGGTAAGAAGATTGAAGTCAAAACAGAGCGGGGTATGTGGACTAAGACAGGCAACATAGCAATAGAATTTGAAAGCTATGGTAAGCCTTCAGGTATAGCGTCCACTGAAGCAGATTACTGGTTTCATAACCTAGCTATTGAAGATGATGTATATTGTACGCTTGTCTTCAAAACTGATATATTGAGAAAGATTGTTGAAGAGCTTGATGACCATAAGGTCGTTAAGGGTGGAGATAACTGGGCATCTAAAATGTACCTCGTTAATCTCAGCAAATTGTTTCGCACAGATACCTTAAAAATCTACAAAGAATTAGGGGATACTGATGACAACATTAGTGATTGATGGAGACATCATTGCATACAAAGTAGCCGTAAGAAGTGAGCAACCAATCAACTGGGGCAACGGACTATGGACACTGCACTCTTATGAACATGAAATCATAGAGGGTGTTGATGGTGAGATAGAAAGGTTGATGGAAGAAACAGGGGCTGATGATTACATTACAGCTCTTAGTTCAACTAACAACTATAGAAAGACTGTAGCCAGTTATTATAAAGCTAACAGGAATGACACACGTAAGCCCATGCTATTACCTTTTGCCCGTGACTACATCATGGACAAACAGAAGGGATTGATATGGGAAGGTGTAGAAGCAGATGATGTACTAGGTGTATTAATATCTAGGTCAGACAAGTACATGTCTTGGTCAATCGATAAAGATTTAATGACCATTCCTGGTCGGCACTGGATGGATGGTGAAGAGAAAGTCATCAACCAAGAAGATGCTGACCACTGGTTCTACATGCAGACATTGATGGGTGACTCTACGGATAACTATAAAGGTTGTCCTAAGGTTGGACTCAAAACTGCGGAAAAAATTTTAGCGGAAAATTCAACATGGGAAACTGTGGTGGCTGCATTTGAGAAGGCAGGCCTTAGTGAAGAAGATGCTTTAGAAAACGCGAGGTTAGCCAGAATCCTACGGGATGGCGAATACAATAACGAGACAGGCGAGGTAAAGCTGTGGCTGGATTAAATGACGTAACACCAGAGGAATGGAACGAGGTGGCTAAGTTAAGCCGCGAGCGTATTAAGGAAAGAGATGATGAAATGGTAAACAATCCTGCTCACTATAATGAAGGTGAGATAGAAACCATTGATTACATTGTCGATGTTTTAGGCGAATGGGACAGTATTCATTACTGCCACGGTAACATCATCAAGTATTTAAGCACCCGCTTATGGGTCAAGGGCAAGCCGTTACAGGATGCTAAGAAAGCCCGTTGGTACTTAGACAAGATGATTGACCTAATGGAAAAAACAGAAGGGGAGAAGTGGTGAGATTAAACACACTGGAAATGCTCATTGAACGATGGGGACATGAGAAAGGTATCCTTCCTTATGCTGTACCTGGTGCTCAACTAGAGAAGACTGAGGAAGAAGTAGCCGAGCTACGTCAAGCTATTGAAGAAAGTGATGTTGAAGAAATTGCAGATGCTATCGGAGACATCTTTGTAACCTTGGTCATGCAGACACGCGCTTGGGGCTTAGACCTAGAGACATGTGTAGAGCAAGCCTACAAAACAATCAGTCAACGCACAGGTAAGATGGTTGATGGTCAATTTGTTAAGGACTCTTAATGATTAAAATAGATTACACACGCAATGAGGGGTTTTCTGACCAAGCCCTTACATTGCTCAAAGATTATTACTGTAAGGAAGGGGAAGACCCACAGGATGCGTTAGCTAGGGCTAGTATGGCTTACAGCGAGGGTGACATGGAGTTCGCCCAGCGCATCTATGACTACTGTAGCAAGCAATGGTTTATGTTTGCATCACCAGTGTTAAGTAATGCACCAGCTAAGGGTGAAGCTCCTAAGGGCTTACCTATCTCGTGCTTTCTTACATACATTGGGGATAACCTAGAAAGTCTTATCTATCACAAGTCAGAAGTATCGTGGTTGTCTGTTAAAGGTGGTGGTGTAGGTGGTCATTGGTCAGCAGTACGCGGGGTTAGTGATAAAGCTCCAGGTACTATCCCATTTCTTAAAGTAGTAGACAGTCTAATGACTGCATACAAACAAGGTAAGACACGTAAGGGTAGCTACGCTGCTTACATCGATATTGACCACCCAGATGTCACAGAAGTAATGAACTTCAAAACACCTACAGGTGGTGACGTAAACCGTAAATGCTTTAACCTGTTTAACGCAGTAAATGTAACTGACAAGTTTATGGAAGCAGTATCTGAAGGCGCTGAGTGGGAACTTAAAGACCCTCATAGCGGTGAAGTAAGAGACACAGTTAAAGCTAGAGAGCTTTGGCAACGCATCTTAGACACACGTTTTAGAACTGGCTCACCTTATGTAAACTTTATTGATGCAGCTAACGAAGCTTTGAACCCATATCAGAAAGAGAAAGGTCTTAAGCTACACGGCTCTAATCTTTGTAATGAAATACACCAAGCCACCAACGAAGAGCGCACAGCAGTTTGCTGTCTTAGCTCAGTAAACATTGAAAAGTTTGATGAATGGCGCGGTACTGAAATGGTTAAAGACTTAATACGTTTATTGGATAACGTGTTATCATTCTTTATTAAACACGCTCCTGATGAACTAAGCAAAGCTAGGTTCTCTGCAGAACAAGAACGCTCTATTGGCTTAGGTGCTATGGGTTTTCATGGTTACCTTCAGTCTAAACAAGTTCCTTGGGAATCTTTCCAAGCTACAACACACAACAACATGATTTTTAACACTATTAAAAAGCAAGCTGTGGAAGCTAGTAAGGAACTAGCAGTAGCGAAGGGAGAGCCTAACGACATCAAAGGCTCAGGCATGAGAAATGCACACCTACTTGCTATAGCACCTAACGCGAACAGTAGTATTATCTGTGGGTGTACAGCTTCGATTGAACCATTGAAGTCTAATGCCTTTACACACAGGACACGCGCAGGCGCACACTTGGTTAAGAATAAGTATCTTGAGAAAACCTTAGAAGAGCTGGGTATGAATACTCAGGAAGTATGGTCAAGTATTATTAATAACGATGGTTCTGTGTTACACTTAGATATTCCTGATGAAGTTAAGGATATTTACAAGACTGCTTTTGAGCTAGACCAGACATGGGTAGTAGAACATGCAGGTAATAGACAGAAGTATGTATGCCAAGGTCAATCAGTAAACCTTTTCTTCCCAGCAGGTTCAGAGCGTAGCTATGTGAACATGGTACACCTGAAGGCTTGGAAGATGCGAATGAAGGGTTTGTATTATCTACGGACTAATGCCGTAGTTCTATCAGACAAAGTAGGACAGAAGGTTGAGCGTGTAGCATTGAAAGATGCTGACGAGTGCTTGTCCTGTCACGGTTAAAGGAACCTAATGAAAATAGAACTTGTAGACTGCGCTGGGGGTGACCTTAGCGTAGTAAACTCAGCACGAGTAAGCTTTGCAAAAGAAGCAACAGAGCTGGAACTTAAAGACGAAAAGCTCATTAAGTATCTGGCTAAACATAAACACATGACACCGTTTCGTCATAACTTTGTACAGCTTAAATGTTCAGTACCTTTGTTCCTAGCTAGGCAGCTTATGAAGCACCAAGCAGGACTAACCTGGAATGAAGTAAGCAGACGATATGTAGATGCACCTCCAGAGTTTCATCAACCAGAAGGATGGAGAACTCGACCTGAGGGTGGCATTAAACAAGGTAGCGGTGGTGTAGCTGAGGACACTGAACAGTGGGCAGTTACATACGGGGGATACCTAGAGTCAGCCCAACGATTGTACAGTGGAATGATTATGGCAGGCATAGCTCCTGAACAAGCCCGTATGGTCTTACCACAATCAATGATGGTGGACTTCATATGGTCAGGTAACATCTTAGCTTTCTCTCATGTGTACACCTTACGGATTGGTGAGGGCGCACAGGTAGAAGCCCAAGAGTTTGCAAAGAAATTAGACGAAGTAATTAAACCTGCATTTCCCGTTAGTTGGAAAGCATTAACACAAGAGGACTAGCTAATGGCTACAGCCAAGAAACCAGCACCTAAACAAGATAATGATAAACGAGACATTGTAGCTATTGTAGCTGCTATTCTAATTCACAAAGGCGCACCAACGTCTGCCGCAATAGAAAATGCTAAACATATTGTGGAGCAGTGTAATGAGCTTACTTGATACAAACATCGCTTATAAACCTTTCAGCTACCCTTGGGCAGTTGAGATAGCCACAGGCCACGAGAAAATTCATTGGGGTGAGTGGGAAGCAAAGCTACAAGATGATGTAGGTCAGTGGGCAACTAAGCTTTCTGACGTAGAGAAAAACCATATAACTCAGATACTTAGACTGTTTACGCAGTCAGACGTAGCTGTAGGTACAAACTACATCGAGAGTTACTTGCCTAAATTTAAGAACAATGAAATTAGAGCAATGCTTACTTCGTTTGTGAACCGTGAGTTCGTACACCAACGTAGCTATGCTCTACTTAATGACACCTTAGGTTTACCCGAAGAAGAGTTCTCTGCGTTCACTGAAGTCACAGCGATGCAGGATAAACTAGACTTCATGGGGGACATGGATGTTCACAGTCACTCTGGTCTTGCCCTATCAGTTGCAAGGTCAGTCTTAAACGAGGGCATGTCCCTCTTCTCAGCTTTTGCAATGCTACTTAACTACCAACGCTTTGGTAAGATGAAGGGCATGTGTGAAATTGTCGAATGGAGTGTACGAGATGAAACTATCCACTGTGAAGGAATGGTACGCTTGTTCCGTGAGTTCTGTGAAGAACACCCTAAAATCGTTACAGACGAGTTTAAATCAACTATATATCAGATGTTTAGAGATGCGGTTAAACTTGAAGATAAAGTTATTGAACTTGCATTTGAGATGGGTGACATCGAAGGTCTGTGCAAAGGTGAAGTCAAAGACTACATCCGATACATAGCTAACCGTAGGCTCATTCAGCTAGGTTTAAAGTCTAACTGGAAACACCTAAAGGAAAACCCAATCCCTTGGTTGGATTGGATTATCAATGGGGACAGCTTCAAGAACTTCTTTGAAGGCACTGTCACAGATTATAACGCATCGGGCATGGAAGGTGAGTGGGGCTGGTAATTAAAACCTGCCTCTATGGATACTGGGGAAATATATGAAAGTGTTAAACAACAATAACTTAGGTATAACTGACGTTATGCTTAATCAACTTAAACAGCTCTTCCCCGACACCCTACCTGCGTCACCTATTACTGGTGAAGATTTAAGATACTTACAAGGTCAGCAGAGTGTAATCAGGAAACTGGAAGAGCTACAGAATGAATTTTATGAGGAATAAATATGTGTTTAGGAAGTCCTAAAATGCCTAAGGTGGAAACACCTGTTACAGCAGCTCCACCACCTCCACCAGCTCCATCTCCAGAGATTGAAACAGAACTGACAGATGCTGAACTACGTGCAGAAAAATTAAAGAAACGCGCCAAAGGTAAGAAAGGTTTACGATACAAACCTACTAATACCTCAGGTACTGGTCTACAGATTCCAAAGGGGTAAATCATGGCTCAATCAGAAGAAGAGCATTATCAGAACCTTCGGCAATATACACCTAAGCAAATACGTAACAGTGTCCCTAACAAAAAACTCCTAAAGCCTTGGGCTTCGATGTCCTTACAAGAAAAAAGAGCTTCAGACGGTACAAGGGCGTTTCATGAAGAAAAAGATACTATTGCAGCCGCTAAAGTAGACCCTGAGGGTTATGGTGAAACTCACGGTAGGGAATACACTTGGGTAGGTAAGTCTAAAAAAACTCCTACAGGGTATTCTAGCGTACATAGAGCAAACAGTGAAAATTTAAGAACTAAGGCTGACTCTAGGGTAGGTGTAAGAGATGATGCAGTCCTAGAGGGTAAAACCCGTAAGAAGTTACGTAAGTCTGAACAGCTCCGCGCTCAACGTAGAAGCACACGCAGATTACGTGTCGGAGGAAACCTTAGTATTGGTACTAAAGGTGACTCAGGCGTAGGAACAGGTGGCTCTAAGAAATCATCTTTAAACATTCCAAAAGGTTAAATTATGATGAATGACGGAAGTGGGTATGTAGCCAAGCGCTACAGCCAACTGGAATCTAACCGTGATTCTTTCCTAGAAAGGGCAAGAGAAGCAGCAGAGCTTACTATCCCTTACCTTATGCCTCCTGAGGGGCATACGGGTTCTACAGTTTATAAGACACCCTTCCAAGGTATTGGAGCAAGGGGTGTAAATAATCTGGCATCTAAACTGCTTCTCTCACTTGTACCACCTAACAGTCCTTTCTTTCGTCTTTCTATAGATGATTTTGATTTGGCTGCTTTAGGTGATGCAGGTAGAGGAGCGGTAGAAGAAGCTCTAGGAAGAATTGAACGTGCAGCACAGCAAGAGATTGAAACCTCGGCTGTACGTGTTCCAGTATTTGAAGCAATAAAACAATTAATTGTAGCAGGTAATGCACTTGTCTACCTTCCTAAGAAGGATGGCATGAAAGTATTTAGGTTAGACCGTTTCGTCTGTCACCGTGATACTATGGGCAACCTGTTAGAAATTATTACAAAAAAAGCGGTAGCCTTCGATATGCTACCAGACTCAGTAAAAGAGTTATTAAAACAAGAAGATAATCAAGAGCAAACAACACATAAGAACTTAGACCTATTCACCTACGTATGTCGTAAAGACAAAAAGTGGGAAGTATATCAAGAAGTTATGGGTGTAGAAGTTCCTGATTCTCGTGGTTCTTATGCTGAAGACAAAAACCCTTTCATACCTTTAAGATTCTCAAGGATTGATGGGGAAAGCTATGGTCGTGGTTTCGTCGAAGAATACATTGGTGACCTAAAATCTTTAGAGTCATTAACACAAGCTATCGTTGAAGGTAGTGCAGCATCATCTAAGGTCTTATTCCTTGTACGTCCCAACGGTACTACAAAGGCTAGAGACTTAGCGAAGTCACCTAATGGTGCTATCGTGAATGGTGATGCTAATGACATCTCTACACTACAAGTTCAGAAAGCTTCTGACTTCAATGTAGCAGCACAGACCATACAAGCTATTACAGAAAGAATGAGTTTTGCTTTCTTGCTTAACAGCTCAGTACAGAGAAGTGCTGAACGTGTTACAGCAGAAGAAGTACGTTACATGGCTCAGGAGTTAGAAACAGCTCTTGGTGGTGTATACTCAATTCTATCACAAGAGTTCCAATATCCTTTGGTTAATCTTCTACTGGGTCGTATGGAGCAATCAGGCAAAATGCCTAAGATGCCTAAAGACGCAGTTAAGCCTACCATTGTTACTGGTATGGAAGCGTTAGGTCGTGGACAAGATTTAAATAAACTTGCTACATTCCTGCAATACTTACAGCCTTTAGGTGCTGAAGTAATCCAATCAGAAGTGAACGTAGGTGACTACATTGACCGTTTAGGTGCTTCACTGGGTATTGATACCCAAGGCTTAATTAGAAGCCCTGAGCAGAAGCAAGCTGAACAGGAAGCAGCACAGCAACAACAACAGCAACAAATGATGGAAAGCACAATGGCTGATATGGCTACTAAAGCTGCCCCTCAGATGGCTAAGTCTGCTGGTGAAGCTATGCAGCCTCCACAAGAATAAATTTTAAAAAGGCATAAAAATGGCAGAGACATTAAACACATTTACTGGTGAACAACAGGCAACAGCCCCTGAAAATCATGACGAGGCTATGCTGGAGAAAGCTGAACAGATTGAACAAGCTAACAATCCAGACCGCCCTGAGTGGTTACCAGAAAAGTTTGAGTCTCCTGAAGCAATGGCTCAAGCTTACCAACAGTTAGAAAGTAAGCTTGGGTCTGCACCTTCA